GCACTTCCTCTACGTGCTGCACTTCCTCTACATGCTGAACTTCCTCTACATGCGGCACTTCCTCTACGTGCTGTAATTGTTCAACGTGTTGCGGCTGTTCCACCGCGGCGAGTGGTTCTTCGGAAGCAATTGCATGCTGATCGTGTATATGCGAGTCGCAACCAATAATATTATCACAAAACGCGTCTATGTTTGAAAACATGGTCGTTATTTCTGTAGTGGTTATTTCGGTCGTTTTTATCTCCGTCTTTGTTATTTCTATGTTTTCGGTAGGCGTGTTTGGTCCTTGGGCATGTGTAAATGAAACTACCTGGGTGGTCATATTTGATTTGGGAGCTACTGTATTTCTTACATGAATTGCATGGTCTTCGACCACCGGTCTAAAAAGCTTTTCAAATGCAGTGTCAGTCCTATGCGAAAAATGCTCCACATGCCCCACGGGGGATTCTGCAGTCAGGTCTTCTTCGCTGGACTCGCTCTCGCTACTTTCTTCTGTCTGATGCACAGGGTTTACCGATATTGACTTTCTCAAATCTTGTAAGAGTGTCTTATCAATCTTACCTGTGTTTAACTCCTCTAACAATTCCTTCTTGGTTTCCTTGTTAATCTCGGTGGATTCATCAAATTTAATATCAGTATCTATATGCGTATGCATTAACTGTATTTTATTACTAAACCGTTTGAGGTACTTTGTGTGCAGTGAGTGAAAAAATTCAATGTAAGAAATAAACATGAGAATTTTCTCTCTCATAACAGTATTATTAAACGCAAAAGTTGTAGTAAAGTTGTTAATGTTCAAACCTATATTTTGCTTTGCACGATGCGCCGACAACTCGGTCTCCTTTGTATTCAATACAGAGAGTAAGATACCTAACAAATTTAAAATATTCTGATGGATATCATGCGTTATCTCAAACTCGTAATCCTTGAATGGTTCAAGGTCTTTATAAATTGGGTAATTGTCCACCTTAACTATATCAATTACCTTCTTATCATCAACGCTTTTTAAGATATATTCAATTATTATCTTATTCAATTTAAAGTACTCACAATACATTCTATTGTTTATCGCGATAAAGAGCCGTTTCATATCATCGTACTCAATATCTATTAACTTGCCCTGGAAATTAAACGAATCCAAACCAAATACAAACATTTGTGCCTTGCTATTTTTTATCAAGTCCGAGTAAAACACCTTTAGTCTATTAATTCTCACTTGTAGAACATCAAATACGCTTTTAACCGTATTTCGAATAGTAATAATGTTATTAAACTCACTCTTCAGCAGAACAAGCTTGTTATCCATTTGTTACTGATAATATTATTTAATATTATTTTTTATTCGTTATTTTAATAATATTATACTCTTGTAATATAAATGGACCCTAATTTAACTGAACCGGTTGATTTACCGATTGACCCAGCACCTAATACAACCACCGTTGAATGGACCCCAGAACACGAGGGCATTTTGATTGAATGGGCAGACAAGGCCATGTGTTACAGATGGCTACATTCAAAATCAAACGCGCTATACGCTAGATTAAACGCCTGGTACACTATTCCCGTAATTGTTATTTCAACTATAACCGGTACAGCCAACTTCGCCCAAGAACGAGTTCCTGTCGAATACCAAAACTATTTTGCGATGGTTGTCGGTACATTTAGTATTACTGCAGGTATTATTACCACTATACAGCAATTTCTTAAAATTACACAGTTAAACGAGGCACACCGTGTTAGCGGTATAGCATGGGACAAGTTCTACCGCAACATTAAAATTGAGCTCGCAAAACATCCATTTGAGAGAATAGACGTGCGACAAATGATTAAGATGAGCAAGGAGGAGTTTGATAGGTTGATGGAGACCAGCCCCACAATTCCAGAAGCGATCGTCGGCGAATTTAAGAGCAACTTTGTTAAGCACGAGTCGTTCGCAAAGATTGTAAAGCCTGAGATTTGCGACATTCTAATACCTACAAACGAGCACAGAAACCCATGGTTCAATGAAGAGAACCGGTCAAAGGCTGCAAGCGAAAATCTAAAGAATCAAATATTGAAGCAAACACGACTTAACAAGGCGAGGGACGATAATAATAAGATTGTGACTGATTTCATTGGGCTATTCAAAAGCCTTAACAATCGTGAGCCAATGGAAAGCGAGGTTATTGACAATTTAAAAGACAAGGTTGATGTTAATACTATAAAGAGCGTATTAGATAAGCTAAAGACCTTGTCAATATCAATTAATATAGACAACGACGAAACAACTGGATTAAATATGTTATAAAACAAGGAAAAGAAAGAGGAACATGTGTTATACCTTAGGTGCTGAATTCGGCAATATCAACTTGCTTATAAATAAGAATATGTAAAATAATACATACTTCATGTAGGATGACTGGTCATACCCATAAAACTCGGCTGTTTTTATAATCCCATATAAACTCAGAATAAATACGCCAAATAGTGTTATTGAGCCTGCAAGAGGGGCGTTATTTGATTGTGGCGGGCCTGATATTGGGTCCATTCTTATAACATTAATTAAGATTATTTAATTGATGTTATTTACTAATTGCTTACATAATGGCAAAAAATTTGTCGTTGTATTTCAACGTGCTGTTATTTATGTAATGATAACTTAATGGAACCTGTTGGTTATACTCTTTCACCGCCAATAATTTAATATTTAGCCGTGAACCATCGTCCAATTCAGGGTCCCCTAAAAAGGCGCTATCATATTTTTGCGACCAGGTGCCATCGTGGTCGGAGATTCTCATAGTCAACCGCTCTTGATTCACGTTTAGCGCCCCGTCCTCTAACCGCTGTTGCTTTATGTCAGACGTGTCTATAGGGTCCGTCGGGTTATTTTCTATAAATTTGGTTGCACCTAAAAACGCTGCGAACCTTACTAAACCACCAATCTCCTCGTCTAAAGCATTATCAAAGGAAATCAGACGCTTAGCAACAGGACTGCCCTTAAATGCTGTGAAAAAGTCCAAAAAATAGTAAAATGGACCTAATATACTGTTTCTATTACTGCGTGACTCACCAAATGTGCATGTAAATGATAATTGTTTTGTTGATTTCCCTACATAACAAACTATCGGTATTTCATAGTTTTTACCAGTTTCATCCAATAAAAAACACATGGCATCATTTAATATCATGAAATTCGCAGTGTCGTCATCTATCCTCATATTACAAACGTGTTGATGTGTAATAATTTCATCTACGAGTGCGAGCCAAGTTGAATTGCCCATAAAATTGTCAATTGGGCGAAACTGAATCTTGGTTATATCATAGAACATATACATATTACTGTTATAACTGTAATACCCAGTAAATGTTATATCCTCTATAGAACTTTTATTACCATTCTGCGATATTAGCGCTAATAGTAGGTAACTTACATAATTAATGTATTCGTGGTTTTCAACCGCGCCTATTGGTCTGAGGACAACCGGAAACCGGAGGTTATCCTGGGAACCTTCGGGTTTTGTTAGGAGAAATCTTAAGAACGGTGTGACCCCGTCGGTATTTACATCATACGCACAAATGTAAATATTATTGCAGTGATCTAAGGGTTGGTCGCTCTCGCTCGTAAGAAACTCTGCACCCCGATATTTATAGAAAGTAGGCTTAACCGGATTATATGTATCGTCGTCCATAATTACATTGTCTATGCCTATTTATTTAACTTATTTTCACTAATCTTGTTATTTTACTATTTATCTATTTTCCGTTTAATTGACTCCTTTACTTGTTCTTCGCGGCTATCCATGATATGCTTTGTCAGTTCTTCCGCAACCGTAGGATCTGTTTTGTAATAACCCTGTAGGGCGCTTAGTAAGGTTTTTGCATTTATAGGCTTCTTTACCTTATTTGACTTGTAGACAAGCGCGCCACCATTTATATCAAAACAGTCGATCTTATTTGTTTTCATCACAGTTACTAAGTTTTCGGTTAACCCCTTCTTCTTATTGGTTTTCTCCTTCACCTGCGCTTTCAATTCGGAAATCTCCGTATCCAGCCTTATCCACTCCTTTATATTATTCACTAATTGTTCTTTAGTTTCCATTAATAAATTACACTATTTTATATTTATACCCTTTCCTTATTTACATATTTAAACATTTGCTAATAGGGCCTTGTGCCGCTTACACAGATTGTCTTCTAAAATCTTACCACCACACGCGTGTCCCTTTCTTGCACCGGCCTTTAAAATTTCAATACACCCAACTACTACATTGCTTTCCGAGACGCCACCTATAACAACTGGGCCAAGTACTACATTCTCTGCTTCTTGTTTTGGTTTCTTGGTCTTGGTCTTTTTCTTTTCGTCCTTGGCCTTTTGCTTATCTTCCTTGATCTTTTGCTTCTCAGCCTCCTTTAACTGCTTGAGTTCCTCCTTTATCTGCATTTTTTTGGCCTTTACCTCCTCCTTGGCCTTAAGAATCAGGTCCCTCTTATACTTCTTTATTACCTGCTTCTTATGCGACCAACAATAATGCTTTTCGTCGCCAAAATTTTCCATGGGCGATATTCCTGCATAACTATTAATCTGCGAACCCAAATGCCCGCACTTATAAAACTTGCAGTTTGCATTAATATCATGAGACGACTCAACTATTTCATTCGCACTCGGGTCAAAATGCACATTTGGTGTTAGGAACTCGCATGGGCTCAAAAAATGTTTATGCATTGACGACGCATTCGCCGGTTTATAATTCGGATCGATATAATTTATGCCATGGACTTTAGGTAATCCAAGCTCCTCGTGATACGGCAATGTTCCAATCTGTTTATTTCTGCAATATGGGCACCTCATTTCGTTGTAGCCCAGTCTCCCCGACGAACTCTCCAGATTATTAAACTTTTGCTTATGGTTTTTAATATCAAGATATAGTGGCTTATAGTTGAACTTGTGACCGCATTTCATTGTTACGTGAAACTCTGTGAGGGGCTGTTCGGTAATTAAACAGACGCTCTCGTCTGGAGTGTCTTCGTCAGTAGTTTCATCTAATGATTTATATAGCTCAGAAAAAAAATCTATTCCACCCTCTATATCGTATTTATCCATTGTATATTATATTTTGTGTTGTATCTTTAAATTTTTTATGTACATTAGTTATATCCATGTCACCACCTGAAGTTTGGGGTCCTGCTGTGTGGACATTAATTCATGCGTTAACCGTGAAAATAAACGAACATGCGTATGCAACTGTTTCAATGCCACTATTTAACATGATTGTAAATATTTGCAAATTTTTGCCGTGCCCAGAATGTTCAAAAGATGCGAGTAATTTTTTAGCAAAAATAAGACCTGCTGAATTGAAAACAAAAACGGATCTTATAAACACGTTTTATTTATTTCATAACTCAGTGAATGCAAAAAAACGCAAGCCGCTATTTAAGTACACTAACTTAGGAGTCTACGGCACGTATCGTTTAATTGGCGTAGTAAATAATTTTATTGCAAAATACAATACCAAGGGGAACATGAAACTGATTGCAGAATCGTTTCAAAGACAAATGATTCTCAATAAATTTAGGTCTTGGTTTGTGGGGTCAATCAGGGCATTTATACCCCAAATGGTTATTCCGCCGCCATTGCCACCAATTAATAGTGTGCAAAGTGAACCAGAACATGCTGTTGGCCCAATTGTAGAACAACTTGCGGAACCTGTATCAGTTGTAGAACAAGTTGTGGAACCTGTACCCGATAGTATATGAATTACTACGGCAACTCATATATCTTGGAAGTGACATGATCTAACGGTTTAGATACTTCCAACCATCACACCATCCTTATATACCTGGCATTTAAATGTCTGTTCCTTTGGCTGATAGCACATTTCCTTGTTACTGGAAACCTCGTTGAAAAACAAAAACTTTGAAATTCCCGCTGCGCTCATAATGGCAACAATGATGGCACCGTAACCAAGTCCGCAGACAATATCTAATAACAGAGCTCCGCCGCTCGTGATGCATTTTTGACTATAAAACTTGATAAATATATCTATCGCGAAATACGTCAACAATCCGACAAACACCCACATATTGGCCGCATCATTCGTGAACATTGGAATCGACAAATACGCAATGGTAAATGCAAAAACAAATGCGCTAAATGTAGAATTACCATACTTGCTATATTCTACAGCAGTGCATACGCCGCCGGTATTGGTAGTTGGGTTGCTTCCGGATAAATAATAACCATAGTTTCTCGCAACGACGCCTACTAATAGAATCACTAAATATAAAAGGCCCTTGGCATTTTGAAAGACAAACGACAAGCTGGTGACCCCAGCAGCAAGAATTATAGGACTAAAAAATGTAAGCCATACTAAAATATCCTTTGGTAAAAATAGTTGTAATTGGCGACTGGGTATAGAATTAAAGGGGGCCGCAGACTGCATATAATAATAAGCAATAATATAATTTATTATTATGCGAACTTAAATCTTCAATGGCTTCTTTAACTGAGGTTTCACTAAGGTTTGTCTAAAATTAGGTCAAGTGCCTCGCTCACATGACTCACTTCGTGAAATTTAATGTCCTTTAACACGGCATCATTCTTATATTTTTCATAGAATTCCTCAAAATCCTTCTTATTTTCCTTCGGATATATGAACTCCCTCACTCCGGCCTTGATGGAACCCAATATTTTATAATTTAATCCGCCAATTGCGGTAATGTCTCCCGACATTTGAATCTCGCCCGTCATGGCCGTTTTCGCCTTTATCGGGATATCATTTAACAAACTATAGAGTGCAATTGTTATGATTCCTCCTGCGCTCGGTCCGTCCTTCTGCACAGACCCGTCTCCAGGATGAATGTTAATGCCGTACTTGTTATTTTCACCGTCATATAGGGTGCGTATCTGCTTCTTTCTCTCTTCAGACGTGAGATTCCATGCCACGGTCAACGAGACATGCATGCTTTCGCGCATCACATCTTGCTGCAGCCCAGTTAGCTTCAGTTCTAAAAACTGCTCAGACGGGAAAAACTTGGCATGTATCGGCAGGGTCCCTCCATTTCCGTGCGAAGTTGCGAACATTCCATTTGCGAATCCCACCAAACTCTCCTCGGGGACCTTGCGAATAATGACCTCGCGCTTGTCCTTGAAATATTTGGTTTTAATGTCGGCGATACTTATATTGATTGGTAGTTCGTAGTCCGTGTCATTATTCTTTAATATGTCCAAGTTAATCTCGCCTACAATCTCAAACATTATCTCCTTTAGTTTTCTAACGCCCGATTCTGACGTGTACTCATCAATTATAAATTTCAAAACGTCATCCGCAAACACAATGGTATCTTCAAGACCCATTTTCTTATAAACGTCTGGGAGAATGTGCGTTTTGCTGATGACCAATTTATCCTCCAATGTCAGACTGTTGAACTTAATCCGATGTACGCGGTCCAACAGGATTTTATCTATGGCATCAACGTCATTATACGACAAAATAAATAGCGCCTTTGACAAATCAAGGTCGATGCCGGTGAAATACTTGTCCTGGAAGCAATCATTCTGCGCAGGGTCTAATAGATGCGTTAATATGCCGACAATCTCTTTGCCGTGCTCAGTGCGACTTATCTTATCCACCTCATCAATGAAAATGATCGGGTTCATGCATCGTTTATCAATGAGAATCTGAACGATAGACCCCCAAGTAGACCCCACATAGGTATAATTATGACCGTGAAGTGTACTTCCGTTGCTATCGCCACCCATTTGAATCATTGCAAATGGCCTGCCATTACCGTTATCATCCTTCAGACAATCAGACAGTCCTCGTTTCGCCAAACTTGTATTATGTGTAACAGTAAAATCGCCTAATAAGAAACGTGAATTACCATCAATTTGAAACCCAAAGTATTCATCTTCTTCTAATGGAATTACATTTATTCCTGTATTTAAACAATCTTTAATTTGTTTGTGCTCTCTTGGTCTTTTTCTTTCGAGTAAGGTTGGTATATCTTGTAGACCTCTTCCTGTTATTATAGTTCTGTAATACTGACCATACCTTTTTTCTCCTTTGTAAGTACACGATTTTGTACATTCTTTCATTATTCCTCTAAAACCTAATGAACGAACTAACCACAAAATATCGTCGGCTAATTGTTTATTTTTTTGAGTAATTTCCAATGAATTGTTATCTTTATTGTAATAACCATCCGTATCAATTAATCCAGCTAATAACTGTAGTCTTATTTCTCTGGAATTGCACTTATATGAATTTGGAATGTGTTTATTATCAAGTAAATTATATTTTTTTAATTTATTTATCAAAATATTTTTATCATGTTTTCCACCCATTTTACCAGTTGTAAGTGAATATGTTATGTTATTGCTGCCACTCCCTTGTTTAAAACATAAATCATTTGTTTCGGCAAAATCTCTAAAATATTCTATAATTGGAACATCAACTGACGTAATACTAAATCTATGAGACGAACCGTCTCCTAACCAACAACCTAATGCATATGGGTCCAAATCTACGCAGCCTTCACTAAATTCAACTCCAACTTTATAACCTTTTAAGCATTCTTTAATGTATTTCGGTAATTTCAAATAATCTTTTATACATATATCCACTATATCATTCTTAAAATATCTTTTACCTAAAATAATCTGGTGTTTATCACCCTTTTTGCCGGCTTTTGTCATTTTTAAACTTAAAATATGACTTTCGTTTACGGTATAACTATCCCCTTTTACTTGTTCAATCCTATACATTTTTTCCCTCCCACTTCCTAACGCTAAAATATTTCTTTCTTTGCTATCATCACCCATTAGTTTGTCATTTAATGTTATATCTTGAACCATTTTAGTTTCTCCATTAGAAAGCATAATTGGTGTGTTTTTTGCAAAACATTTACCCACGCCCGGGGGGCCTTCAAACCCAAAGCAGTAACCGTCCTGCTCGCCATTTAGCCACTGTCCAATAATTCTCTCTATTTGTTTCTTTGCCTTATCGTGTCCATGAACCGCCTTATCAAGGGTGGACTTGACTTCATCCATATAATCAGTGATTTGTTTCATGTTCCCGTTTATTTTTTGGACGTCCTGCTTTATTTCCACGTTTGAAAGCATAGGGTTCATATTTGCGGAACCAATAAACTCGGCATATATTTCATCAATTATATTCTTGGAATCTGCAACCGATGGATCCTTGTATATAGTTAAAATGTTATTTACATGTAAAACGAGTTCGTCCTTGGTGAGGGACGAAATTTTGCCGCACTTTTTCTTGTACTTTTTCAGAATCAAATGTAACGCGCTCGCATTCGCCAACAATTTTTTCTTGTCACCCGCAACCAAATAGGCGCGTATCTTTTCGATTTGTTCGGTTTTGTCGCTCGATCCAGTCACACCTTGTATCTTTTTAACATATTTCAAGACCTCTATGCTGGTATATTTTTCCTTATTCGGTATTTCAGGAAAAACGGTACAAATATTGTGCTTCTTGCAGCTGTCCTTGAATTGCGTCTTAATCTTATCCATCACATTTAAAATCGGTTCTCTCCTGTATACATTAAAGGGTATTTTTAACAACGCATCCAGGTATTGACGCGCCTTTGACCCTGAGTCTTCGGACTTTGCCTTTACCTCCTTCAACTTCATCATTGCCTTCTCCTTAACAGAGTCCGACGCTTTTAGCAGGCAAATCTGCTGTTCAAGCGGGATCTTGTTAATATCAAAGTTTGACAGCTCATTCGTATATTGGATCGTCTTTTTCATTGCCTGTTTAAAGTACTGCTTGATGGACCAAGGGAAGCTATCGAACAATATTGTTTGCTCCTGCGTGTCCACATTCCCGTTTGAATCGTTAGAGAGAATATCATATAACAAGTACGCTAAATACTGGTTCTCATAGTTAGACGAGCATATTAGCAGGTTTATCAAAATATTTCGCTTGGTGTACATATCCTCGGTTATAAATTCCTTTACAAGTTGTGATATCTGCTTTTGTCGCAGCACATTGTTCTGGCTAATGTAGCCGGCGTATCGTGCATGCAGGTCACTTTCAGCCTCATAAATCAGGTAATCCTTCAATATCAACGACGAGAGAAATTTATCAAATGAATCCTTCTGAAAACCATCTGGTGGTAAATTCGCCAACAAATTTGCGCGTTTCTGTATAATATACTTGCTGTCAAGAAAATCAATCACAACATCGTCCACAATACCATATATCAATAGGCTTTTCTTTAATGCTGCATTGCGGATTAATAATTTTATACCAAACACCTTCATATTGAACTGCTTATAGGAGGACCCAGTGTCAATGCATGTCAAGTTTCGCATTTCATCCGTAAATTCGTCATTTTTCTTTTGCTTTGCATCATCGGGGCGGTTAATCACTTTATAACTACTGGGGTGGAAGTACTTTTTTAGAAGGTCCAACTTCTCATGCTCACCATCGTCTGCAGTCAGTTTGTTGTTGTTTCCAAAACAAATTAGTAGCAGATCCTCCAAACTATCTGTGCCATAGTTTTTCAAAAGCCCAGATAATTCGTTATTAATTACCTGAAGGTTATTGATTAAGTTCTCTGTATTATTCTTATTATTTGCGACATCGTGAATTTTTCTGTTTAGGTCCCCTAATCGGTCAATACAAGTTCCAACATCGCCGATTCCTAAAATATCCAGAAATTTATTTTTTTGAACATGGATTATTGTTTTTTGGATAACATCTTTAAAAAAACCTATCTTCTTATCGACTAAAAGGGTAATGTCGTTGGAGATAGTTTCCTTTTTTAAAGGCGCATTTTTATCGGTCATATCCTTATTATATGATATGATATTTATATTCGAACATATAAACTCGCATTTTTATCTTGCCCGATGCATACACAAAATAAATGCCGTACATTTATGTTAGCATGTGCGTCTGAGAGCAGAATATAGTTTATTTTATTAAAAAAATTGAGTTACTAATTGTAGTGCAGTCAGGTGTATAACTAAATGTGCGACAGTGACGCTACTATAATAAACTACAAAATGACATCCATTACTGCTGAGGAAATGCACCGCGATATGAATTCATCGCATACTAATTTTCGCAGAACCCTTTTACAAGATGATTTGGATACAGATGCCGAATTAGATAATGAAGTTAGTGAGGCAACCGCATCGGCTGTCACGAACGACCCATCCATAGTTGCAAATTTATCTACGAGACCATCTTCCAGAGGGGGTCCACCTATCATATTTCCAGAACACATTGAGATGGGGTCTAATTTAAATACGCTCTCTATATTTTCAGATAAAAAGGATCATGTATGCGTCAAGTTTACATTACCAGATGGGTCAATCGAAACTGGAATAAAACATGGAGACAATGTATTTTGGAGCGGTGAGTGCACAATGGAATATGGAAGTCGTTATAGTGGAGATCTTTCAGATGGAATGAGGGATGGTTTTGGATGTCTAACACGCCCTGATGGCTATGTTTATCGTGGATTTTGGCTTAACAATAAAAGACACGGCGAGGGCGACGAGACACTGCCCGATGGAACAAATTATGACGGAGACTGGGTAAATGATCGCAAGCATGGGTGGGGGATGACATCCTATTTAGATGGAACAGAACACAAGGGAGACTGGAGGAATGGTGAGAAAAATGGATGGGGTAGAATAGTATATGGGACCGGTAATCGT